AAAGAAAATGAATTATCAGAATAAGTTATTTTATAAGATTCTCTATCAACTACAGAAGATAAACGAGGGGCATCAATACCTAATAAACTATTTTCAGAAATAAAAGTACCAAGACCATTAATAATAACATCCATTGGAGTGTTTGTATGGTATACACTGCCAAATCTAAAATCTAATTTTACTAAAAAGAAAGGCGAAAGACTATCTGTTTCTAAAACTTGTTGAATACGTTCACTGTAAGTTTTCATTATAAAGCCTCTATAAAGCTAACATTACCTTGACTCGCTAATACACCATCTATATAAGTAATACCTAATTGCGTATCCTCATTATATCTTGCTTGCATTGTTACTTTATCACCACTTATAATTGCTGTTGTAGCTGATATATTTGTTAATAAAGGTGGTGAAATAGCTAAACCATTTCCTAACCCATTCCCATTTGAAGTAATTAAATAAACTTTTGAATTTCCTGTAAAATTGATAAACTGACCAGTAAGATCTACTCCACTTGATCCAGAAATATTAATTGTAGTTGAACCTGATAATGCTGAATTTGTTAAAGTTAAACTTAATGTTTGACTTATTTTTGTAGGAGAATATACTTGCGGCATTCTTAAATAAAACACTTCTGTAAAACCTTTAGCTACACTATGAACTAAAAAACTTGAAGAGTTATTTGTTGGAACAATCTCTGCTGAAATTTCCCATCGTTGTACTTTTTGTGAATTGGTTTTACGTTTTAAAGATAAAGTATCCGAAATATATGCTGGTTGATTACTTACAATAGAAAGAGGAGTAGAGAATATATATTGTAATTCACTATCAAGCCCTGTGTTTGTTGCCGATTTTAATACACCATACATAATTTATTCCTTGTAAATGACCGCTAGTCTAATTTAAGACATATACGCGGCACGTTATTGATTATCGATACCCACTTTCACGATTAGTGCTATTAACACCATTTGTAATTTGTGGAATCATTTGTTGTATTTCATTTCTTGTTTGGCGTGAAATATCACCAGTTACATTAATATTAAATACTTGTTTTTGTTGTCCTAGTTTTTGAGTATCTCTTGCTGTAGCTGCATTTGCAACAGAAGCATAAGCTTGTGTATTTACAAAACCACCTTCAGCAAAACGAGGCATTTTATTATTATTAATCATTTCTAATAAAGCACGATTACCTCTTGTAGCTTTGGCATTAATTACAAATTCACCATTAGACAACATAGCTGGAATTGAATCAGAAGTACCTGTGCCTGCTCCATATACAGGGCCACCAGTTGCCATCATTGGACCAAATTGTAGGAAGTTTGAGAATGTTTCAAACCCACCGCCACTAAATAATCCACCAAGCCCGCCTAATAAACTTCCAAAAATACCGCCACCACCACCACCTGAAAACAAAGATGTAAGTCCACTAAAAGCATTTTGGAATAAACCTCCAAGACCACTTAAGCCTTTCATAAAACCATCGCCAAGCCCTTGTAATCCGCTTAGTAAGCCCATTGTTTGTTGCTCAGTTGCAATAACAGTTGCATCACTAGCTGCATCAGTAGCAGTAACAACAGGGTTCTCACCTTCGTTTCCACCAACACCACCAAGCAAAGGAGTATCAATAGATGCAGTATCTTTTGTAGTTGCAGAACCTGAGAATAATTCTCTCATCCATGTACCTACTTTGTTACCAATATCTATTTGACCACCAACAAATGTTTGAGCAAATGCTGTAAAGAAACTACCATCTTTCCCAAAAATACCTTCAGTAAAGCCTTTTACAAAATTATCCATAATAGATTTTGTTGTAAACATAGCTAAATCTTTAAAGAATTCTTTTGGTTTCTTAGTACCTTCTAAAACATCAATAATACCCGTTGTGATATTTGACATCATTTGTGTTACATAGTTTTGAGCTGCTGTTATTGCAAGACTACTAGGAATACTCTTAATATCACCTGTAATCTTGTCAATAGTTAATCTATGGAAATTTTCATATTCAGAGATTATTTTAGCTCTAAGTTCTTCCGCTGCCATTTTCAATGTTGGATCATCAACATTATTTGATAAAGCATCTACTGCAGAACTGTAAGATGTCATTAGCTCATCGAGACGGTCTGCAAATTCAGGAGTCATTGCTTTCAAACTTTTTGCAGTTAATTTTAGTTTTGAAAAGTCTTTTAATTTTTCATTAATATCATCTACAGATTTTTGAGCATTATCTTTTGCAAAATAAACACTAGTCTTTAATGTTGTATTAACTTTAGGGTTAGTTTTAGCATCTAATGCAGTTTCTTTTTCTTGCATAGCTAAAGAAGTACTGATATTAGGTGTCTTCAAATAAGCAGCTTTAGCGTCAATATACTCTGTAATTGCATCTGCAATTCCTTTAGCTTCTTCTAGAGAAGTTATAGGACGATCTAAATATGGCTTACCAGCTTCTTGTAATTTATCTCCAATCATTTGTCCATAAACGGGAGCCGTTGCAAGGTTAACAGGTAATGTAGATAGTCTTTCTTTTAATGCAGGAACCTTTGCAGTTCTAATTGTATCGAGTGCATCTTGAAGTGTTTTATAAGCTTCTTCTGCTTTCTTCTTGATTAACGCACCTGCACTTGCTGGTATTTTTGCAGCCTCTAATCCACTAGTAATATTCTTAACTAAATCTTCTTGTTCAGCTGTAGATAGTTTTACAAAGTCTTCAACTAATATAGGAGTTTGTTTAAGAGAATTAAGTGCTGAATTTACTAATGCAACTTGTGCATCAATATCTACTGCTTCCGCAAACTTGTCTGCAAAATTAGGAGGAGTTGCTTTAAATACTGAAAGCCAACCATCAACTGTTTTCTCTGCAAAGCCAAGAGATAAAGCAAACGATTTTACTTCTGAAGTTGCTTTTTCAAACCAGCCCGTTGGTTTTGTATCAGCTGTAGCTTTTACAGTTTCACGACCTTTTCCACCTGTTTCAACATTAGCAATTGCAACTGCTAAAGCTCTTAAAGTGTTTTCAGTAGGCGCTAAAGTTGTATCAACCTCTTGACCAATTGATTTAGAAACTGCTTCATAGTATTTCTCTTGAGTAATATCGCCTTTACCTCTTTGATCTGAAGGTGGTCTCCATAAGTCAATAATTTCTTTAACTGTTACTTTTGGATCATTACCAGCAGCTTTACTCTTACCAGTCATATAAAGTTCTATTTGTTTCATAGAAGCTTTAAGTGCATCTTCTTTCGTTTCAAATACTCTAAAATCACCTGTTTTTGCATCTTTTAAGTTTGTGATATTATTTGCTCGCATTTGAGCATTACTTGTTTCACTTGCATTTGCTGAAGATATAGGATTAAGTTTACTTAAAATATCAAGTGGTGTTTTCGAGAGTTGTGCATCAATTGCTCTAAAAGTTTTAAATTGATTTAAGAATTCAAAAGGTGTTTTAGAAAGTTCTTCATTTATTGCTCTAAAAGTTTTAAATTGATTTAAGAATTCAAGCGGTGTTTTTGAGAGTTGTGCATCAATTGCTCTAAAAGTTTTAAATTGATTTAAGAATTCAAAAGGTGTTTTAGAAAGTTCTTCATTTATTGCACCAAAGAAATCTTTTACACGTTTTAAACTTTCAAGATTCTTTTGACGTTCTTCTGTTGTAACACTTTCTTGAATTTTCTTAGCTTGACCTGCTAAAAATGGATCGTATGAAACATTAGGATTACCTGCTGAACCAAAGCCTGCTTTACGTTGTTCATCACTTAATTTAGCACGTTCAGCTTCTAAACGAATTTTCTCAGCTTTTGCAAGTTCGAAATCTTTTGCAGATTTTGGGTTAGCATATGCTTTACTGTTTTCATTTAATGCTTTTGTATTTTCTGAAAGTTTAGCCTTTAATGCATCAACTTCTTTTGTATCAATTAGATTAAATCCAACAGCTTTATTAATTCGAGGAGCCCAACTATCTAATAACGTTCTTAACTTATTAATAAAGTCGTCCAATACTTTACCCATTGCTGACCATATTTCTGGATTCTTCCAAAGAATATAACCAGCTGCAAAAGCACCAATAATTAGACCTGGAATTGTTGTGAACACAGAAGCAAAAGCAAGCGGAATACCCCTTACTAAAACAGCAGTAATACTGCCAAATAATGCAGAACCAATAACTTGTCCAACAAGAGCTACAGCCATTGTTGTACCGACTTTCATCCATTCAGAAGAACCTGCCATTCCTTTAGCAATTTCTGTACCCATTTGAAAACCAGCAAGACCACCAAAGATACCACCAACTCCAGCTACATTTGCAACTGTTGATCGTTTAAGTTCTTCTGTTCCTGTTGCTAATCTTTCTTTCATAGCATTAGATGCTTTTGTCATCATAGCTACTTTTTCTTGAGCAATTGCAGCTTTACTTTGAGCTATTGCAAGAGCATTTGTTGCTTGTGTTTCTCTTAAAACTGCTGAATTTAAAATATTAAAAGCAGCTGCTGTTCGATTTGTATTTGTAATTGCATTGCGAGCAGCTTCTGTTTCTAATTTTCTTATTCTTAATTTCTCTTCGGCATCTTTAACATTAGCTAATGTAAGCTTTTCTGTTAACGCTGTACGAAGTTGCATTTGTTTTAAGTCAAAGCGATCTGCAATATTTCTACCGATATTAGTAGGCGCAACTACAGTCTTAGCAGCCATAGAAGCAATAGCAGAACGACCTGATTTAAATAATAACATCATACCGCCAATGGCAATTAATGTTTCTTTTAAACTACTAGCAACCGCTAATAAGCCACCTTCTTTAAATACCCCGCCAAAACCTTTTGGTCCAAATACTTCACCAAAGAAGAAGGTAATTCCTTTACTTATAATATTGAATACACCATAGGTAAGTGCACCAGTAAACCTAGTAACTTCAGCTGGATCTACAATCTTTAAAGTTAATTTAGCAGAAGTTAAAGCTGTAATACCTGCAACTAAAACACCTAATTGTCCAAAGCCAAAAGTCTTTAATGCCAAGCCAACAGCTAAACCAGTAGCAGTAGCTAAAGCAGGAATTTGCAATTGAACAGGCAAAGCATTAACTACATCTGAGCCTATTGTTCTCTTCTTTCTTTCTCTTTGATAACCAGCCCCTACATAAGCAGTAGTAGAAGATTTACCAATTCCACCTGGAGCATTTAAATCTTTAAAAGTATAAGCTATTTTATCTTGAACACCTAGCAATTGTTTTAAAGTATGACCAAGTTGTGAATGATCAAAATAATTCTTTAAATCTTTATAAAATGTTCCTGTTTGGCCTGTTGTTGTTTTATATAATTCTTTACTATTTAAAGCAACAGCACCTGCTAAAGTTAATAACCCTGTTTTAAATGGATTACCAATTGCTTTCATTACAAGTAAAGTTAACAGCCCATAAACTGCAGTACTTATTGAAACAATACCCATTGACAACGGTTTAGTTAGTGTAGCAACTAATAACCCCATTGCAGGAATAAGACCTTTTATTCCAGTTAAACTAGAAACTAAAGAGGAGAACCCTAATGCGCCTACAGTACCCATTACAGGTAATGCTAAATCTTTTGCATTAAGTTCACTAGTATTTGCTTGTTTGCCTACACTAAAAGAACTTCCAAATATATCATTTGATTTACCTTTTAATGTATTAATAGCATTGTCCATGTACTTGACTAGCTTGCCAAAACCTGCAGATGCATTATCAAAATTAAATAATGTATCTTTGATATCTGTTAATTTCTTAAAAGCATTATCTACAAAATTAGTAAAATTTTCTACTACTTTTGTTGGTGTTCCTGTAAGTTTACCAATCCATTCAATAACACCATTTACTAAGTCAGGAATCCAGGAGTGACCAATTACTCGATCATATACCCAAAAGAATGCATGCTCTACTTTAGAAGCCCACATATTTACATATGCAAGTGATGCATTTAAATCAGGGAAAATATCCATTGCTTTTATTGGTGTTAAAGTAATACCTTTAACTGCGTCAATAGCTTTGCCAATAGCAACTTCAATAGCTTTAGGAACTGCAGTAAAAGCACTTATTACTGAATGTCTAAATACTAATAAACTAACTTTTAATATTAAAAACTTTTCATCAAGAGATTCTGCAAATCTTGCTAATGAAATTGCTTGTTTGTTTAACCAATCAGCAATACCAATATCACCTGCAATATCAGAGAAAGCTCTCATTGTTAAGAAAGCAGCATTACCAATATTTGTAAATGCTTGAGCAAAAGTTATACCAGTTTTACTAAAAGCTTTATTTGCATCTTCAGTTCCTAGCACAAGAGCACCAAATACTTCTTTAGAAGTAAGTTTGCCTTCTGCACCAAGTAACTTAATTTGTTCACGAGAAACACCCATACCTTTAGCAATTACATCTAAAAGCATTGGAGCATTTTCTGCAATAGATCTTAATTCATCACCTTGTAAAACACCAGAGGATAATGCTTGACCTAATTGAATAATTGCAGCTTGTGATTGTTGTGCGCCAGCACCAGAAGCAGTCATAATCTTTGAAACGTTTTGAGTAGCAATTGCTACTTGACGTTGTGTAGCGCCTAGTCTTTGAGAAGACATAGATAGCTTTTGATATAGTTCTGCAACAGCTGCAATAGGTGTTCTAGTAGATACAGCAATATTCTTTACAGCCAATAGACTTGTTTGAAAGTCTTCATTTGATGCTGCTGCAACTCTTAATCGAGTATCTAAATTTGTAATTGAATCTGATAGTCTAATAATACCAGTAAATCCAGCAAAAGCAGCGCCTGCAATTGCTAATGATTTTACAAGACTACTTAATGAGTTACTTAAAGAGTCAGCACTTTTCTGAGCATCTTTAGTATTCAAAGAAAGTTTAGTTTCTTTTAAATTGTTTGTTTGTGATTTTAATTTAGCAAGACTATTTTCAAGATCTTTAGAAACATTAGTTTTAACGTTTACTTTAATATCTTTTCCAGCTTGCCGTAGTTTTGTTAACTTTGTTCCAGCACTATCAATATCTTTACTGTTAACTTTTAAATTAACAGGCTTGGAGCCAATTAGTGAGTCTCTTATACTCAAGGCCGTAGCTCTGAGTTTGTTTAAATCTGATTGTGCCTTCTTGGAGTTGGATCTTACCTCTAACTCAATGGCCATGATATTCCTTTATATTGCTTAATTAAAAACCCCAAATGGGGATACCATTCAGGGTACTGTTATTTAACAGTAACGATAGCCCCTAAAGGCTTTCCGTGTTGTAACGCAATTTGTTCTACAAAGTGAGAAGGAGCTTGTTTTGAGCTTCCATTATTAAGGTGTTCAATGTAAGGAACATCATTCTCAATGATGATTTTGTTCTTACCTTCCTTAGACGTCCAAGATTCTCTTGCAAGCCCTGTATCGACAGGTGTAGCCATTACTAATTGTGTAACGATCATGTTAGCTTCTTTTTGTAGTTCTGTCTTACTTACTTTGTCTATTTCTGCTTTAAGCTTTTTAAGCTCATTATCTAATCCTTTTATCTCTATCTTCATTACTCACCTTTCATAAAGTCAAGCTTTTCGCCACCTTGAGCAGTTAGCATCTTTTGGAAAATAAATGATTTTGATAATGTCTTGACTTGTCTTTCGGAATCACTAGCACGCATCTCATTTTGATGCATAAGAGCAAGACTTTGAAATGCGTCTTCTGGTTTTATTTTTACACCAAAAGAACGCATTGTCATAAAGGTTCTATTATCTTCACGCCAACCTATAGGTCTCTGTTTAAAGTAATCGATCCACCCTAGAAATTCTTCATAAGGCATTGTGTTCAATAATTCATTTACAGTTATTCTCAAGTTAAAAGCGAGTTCGAAGATTTCTAGTTCCTCGGCATCTAGTTTCACTTTTGAGCAAGACCTGAATATTGCATGATTTCATTTGATAAGTTTGTTAACTCATCCATAGGAAATTCATAGACTTCTTGTTCAGTAAGATCTTTTAATTCTTGTGCGCCTTCTTTAATAACAAACGTTAATAGTTTGATATTGTCAGCATCTTTTTCTGATTTACTAACTTCTTGAGCAAGTTCTTGAATTTGCATAACTTGAGCAACAGTTAGTTTTACAATCTTAATATCTAAGCCCATGAACTTAACATTCTTTTCGACTTTTGTTCCTAAGAAACGATTTTTCTTAACTTCTACACTTGGAGTACTCATTGGTTTTCCTTAAATTTTTCTTGATTAAGTAATTGAAAATCATCTAGCTGTTTACGCATAGTATGTAACATAGCTAATGTATCAAATACTTCCTTTGATTTTTCTTGATCTCCAGCAAATTCTGCAATACGAGCAAATGTTTTTCGAATACTGATATCTACGCTTTTACGCATATGTTTAGCAGTTGTTCGTAATACATATCCTTGGCTGAATGGCTTGTCTTCATTATCCATAATTGTTCTCTGGTAATTAAGGGGCAACACCACAAAAGGGCGAGCTGTGTTTATTTAAATAAAGGTTGCCAGCCTTTATCCCCTAAGTTTCAGCTATTAGGCTGTGAAAGCACCAAAGAATGGTGATTGTACAGTAATAGTGATTGTAGCAGTGTTTGCATCAGTTAACTGTGGGCTAACTTGAAGAGCTTCGATTTTACCAACCCAGTAGTAAACACTGTTTTGAACAGTACCTAGACCAGCAGTAGTAGAAGCATATTTAGTTGCACCAGAACCAGTAGGTTCACTGTTCAACAATGCAAAACGGAAAGCATATTGGTTACCATCACCAACCATGTTACCAAGAACGTTAGCTGCGTCTTTAGACCATTCACTAGGAACAAAATTCAAAGTAAGTTCCATTGAAGGAGCGTCAGATTGACCTTGGATTTGTTGACTAGATTTTTGACCATAAGTTGCAACGTTAACAATGTTTGGTGGTGTACCCATTGAAGGGAACTCACGAACGTTTTTAACGCGAACAAATGTATTAACACCCTTAGTACCGCCTGATGATTCGATTTCGGTAGCAAATAATGCTTCGAATTCGGATTCAGTATCAAGGGTAGTCATTGTAGGTGGTGTTGAAGGTACAGCAATGGCTAAATCTGAGAACAGACCTGCGCCAATAGAACTGATGTGTGCCATGTATTAAACTCCAAAATAATTAAAAGGTATTGTGTAGGATGCTCGATATAAAGCTGTATTAGCCGTATCGACACCTATAGGGTTTAAAGAGCTCTTACCAAATTGTGTAACACTACTTGATAATTTAATACTCTTTCCAACTAGATGCTTATCTAGTTTATCTGCAATGATATTAGCCAATGATGGGCCAAATCCTGCTTTGGTAAATATGTCAATCTTTAATATTCCAGATGAAGAAACTAGATTAATGCCTTCACCATTAGCAATAATAGAAACTCTCAGATAATCTTTACCAGACGTATCACCCACAAAGTTTTGAGGGTAAGTCGGTATATCTTCGTTTATCCATGCTGTAGATGCAAAAATTGAAAATATGTCACTTTGAAGACCTTGATATTTACCCATTAGACCTCCCTTATCACATCTATAGTTATAGTGAATTCATTATCTTTGAATGGTGGTACGATAGTCCATTCAACAGCATCGATAAGAACTGTGCTATAAGATGTTAAGGTAGTAATTGTAATATCTTCGGATTTCATTAGTAATGTTCTACGAATAACGTTTCTTAATCCTTCATTGGCATTGCCAGTGGATGATTCTTTATTCTTAGATACAGTAACTATAGCTTTCACTGTTGTACTTTGCTGTGTTCCTTCTACTACCTCACTAGTCGAAAAATCAAAGCTGTCCATTTTCTTTTGAACAAGTGTTACAGTTTTTGCTAAATCTCCGATGTCTTTAAAAGCTTTATTAACTTGGCTTTTAACGAGTAATCGGTAGCTCATTTAATTTGCTCTCCACCACATATTAGAACCACCATTATCCAATAAAGGATTAATGATTTTCTTAATTGCGTAAGGAAATGTACTAACTTGATTAATATTATCTAAACTAATATCACCAACTTTAATACTTTTAACTGAGCCACCTGCTGAAGTTGCGTCTTCATTACTCATCAAATGTAATGCCAATTCATAATTTGCAGTACTTACACGGCTAGGTGTGCTACTCCCAAAAGAAATAACACTCCCAACTTTAGGATCGAAATACGAACCAGAACGTGGAAAAGATAATGCTTGAGATTCACTTATGGCTGTGCCTGACCATGACATATCATCTAATAGTCGAGTGGCAGTAATTAATGCTTGAGCTTTAGTAGTATCATCTGCTAAATCCCATACACTTGCATTAAGCCTATCCCCAAAATATGTATCAGCTTCTGCAACTGTTACATAGGAATTAGTTCCTTTGACAAGTGCCATAAGTGTTCTCCTTTATTAAGAGTGGAATACTGGCAAGATGCCTAGGCTTAAAGCACTACTTGCTTTACGAGTCCATGTACCAGTTGTAGATGCCAATGTGCCTGAAGCAACAGCTGACAAAGCTTTTGGTGTACCGCCTTCAATAGCGTAACCGTAAGCAGCGTTGCTTGGGAAAGCATCTTGTGAACCAGCCCAGTTGTAACCAGCTGGATGACCAACATAACCCCAACGATACCAGATAGAAGTTGAACCACCACCGTTGTAAGCGTTACCATCACGGAACATTTCAACAGAATCAGGAACAGCTAAGTTTTCCATTGCTAGAGCACCAGGCAATACAATGAAAGAAGTCTTAGTACCAACGATATCTACACCAGCACCAGTGTTGATTTTAGTTAAATCAGCAGAAGCAAAACCTTGGCTAGCACGGGTTTGAATCAAACGGAATTTACCACCGAAAATAGTGTTAAATGTTACATTACCTTCTACTACGCTAGTTTGATCAACTAAGTTAGCTGAACGCAATGAAGCCATAACTTCTGGTGAAGTTACTAAGTAAGCATAATCTGGCTCGTAGTCTTTGTAAGCCATACCAAATGCTTGTAAGAAACCTTCAGCACGTTGAGCGCCTTGATTACCTGCAGTAGCAGCAGTAACAACTTTAGAAGCGCCTAAATCAACATAGAAACCATAGCGTTTGCTTGTTGGATCGTTGTCGAATGTTTGACCACCAAGGCCAGTAGCACCAGAAGCAGCTGCAGCACCGTTTAAAGCTTCAGAAAGAGCAACACCTTTTAAGATAGAAAGGATAGCATCGCTTTCATCTTGTGCGCGTGTTTCAGCAAAGTCACGACCAATTTTAGCTAAGCCATCTACTTGAGTAACAACTTGAGCCATATTAACTTTTTCAGCACCATGAGTACGAACAGTTTTAACATAGTTTAAGAAGTCAGAAGCAAAGTTTGTTTTAGCACCTGCAGAAGCAGTATCTAAAGAAGCAACGTTTACAGTTGCGCTCAATGGTTTGAACCAACGAACTTGACCAACATAAGTTTCAGTAGAAGTATCGATATCAGGGTTTGAACCTACGATACCAGTGCCAGATAATTTTTTAGCGTTAGTGTAGGCTTCATCAGCATAAGCACTAATTGCAGATTGTAGTGCATAGTTAGATGCACCAGCGATGTCTGTACGAGCAGTCATTTATTTATTTCCTTGTTTATTTTTGGTTAGGTAATTTGCCTTCAGAAGCTAACTTAAGAACTTCTTCTTGAGTCATCTTGAAAACAGAAGTTTTCTGTTCACCACTAGGGTTTCCAGATTTATTTGAATCAGTGTTACCGCTACCACTATTAGTTTTAGATTTGAACAAGAATGAGTTATCATCACTTGTAGAGAATGTAAGAACAAAATCTTTAATTGATATGCCAGAGCGGTGAATCCATTCACCTTTATCGTTCTGCATCAATTGGTTTACTATCTCGCGATAGGCCATATCAGCAGCATTTTCATTTCTAAATGCGTATCCTTTTAGTACGTCACGTACCGTAACATCACGAGTCAACTCGGTATTACGTTTTTCAAGTGCTTCACGTTTAGCTTTCTCTTCAGCAAGTTGTAATTCATAAGCTTCCTTATGTTTACCTTCTTCTTGCAATCGTTTAAGATTTGCTTCTTTTTCTTTTTGTTCAAACTCAGCAACTTTTTTTAAGGCATCGTCTCTAGAACCGTAAGCCCCATCAAGTTTTGATTTCAATTCCTTCAGTTCAGCTTCTACCCGTTCTTGAACTAATTTTGCAATCATATCTTTGTCTTTTTCATCGTCAGGTTGTTTCTTATCTGCTTCGATGCCAGCATTATATGTCGCTAATTCGTCAGGAGTTAGTTCTGCAATTTCTTCAGGTGTTAATAGTTTTGTAGCCATTTTATTTCTTCCTCTGAGCACAGCTCGTTGACCTAAAGTACAACTCTAGGATTTGATTTTAAAAAATAAGAGACACCATTAAATATAGGTAGTGTCTCCGAGTTCCTATATAACTTTATCCAATTCCATACCATCCAAAATCTTGAAAGAAATCTTCAGGTATTTCTTTGAGAATATCTTCTCGCATTAATATATCTTTATCTGTTATTAACTTACCATTAATTCTAGATCTACCAACTACTGGTATTAATCCAATTTCAATAGCCTCATTTAGATATTGATCATATAATGATTTAGGTAAACCTCGTTTTCTCATTTCATCTAATGTCATTTTAATAACATTATTACGAAGTGCATTTGCGTAGATTTTCCTTAAGTCTCTTCTTGCCTTTAACATATCAGCTGCATTTGTAAAGAAAGCATCGTGAATAGTAGAGGTTTGAATATTATTTTGTTTACCCCAAATATGAAAGTTTTTAACTAATGTAGCATCATTGGAATGGTTACCATTAACAGCAAAAGCCGTTCTTGCCTTTCCAGCATCTGCAATATCATTAATTGTATCTGATTTATTTAAGACTTCATCCCACCAAGTAGGGTCTGTCTTTTGATCAATCTGAACAATATTTGTTATCCACTTACCATTAGCATCTTTATAGGTTAAACGTTCTTCAAAACGTTGTGTAAAGTTTTGTTCAATGATTTTACCATCAAAATTAACCCATGGCACTGTTGTCCATTTTTTAGGTAAAACTTTTTCACGAATACCATAAAGAATATTAGCTAATGTACTATTTGGAGAGTATCCAGGGATACGGTTAAGAACACTTAATGGAGCTTGTTTTCTAACACCAATTACTTCTTTAGCTAAAATAGTAGCTAATCCTTGAGAACTATTTGAAGGCTTTGCATTAATAAGAAAATCTTCTGCAAGTCTACCAAAGAATCGTGTAAACTCTTTTAAGATAGGGACTTGTGTTCTTAAATTTTCACTCATAATTTTAGCAATAGAAGCAAAATCATCTGGTGTTACAATACGATCATATGATTGAGATAATTTTTCAACTAAATCTCTAGTCTTAGGTTCAAGAAAGTATAATTGTTCAATTATATCATCCCCTGGAACTAGTCCTTTATTAAAGATATCTTTAACATCTTGCCGTAAAGCTTTTAATTCTAAATAGAGTTCTGGGTCGTATTGTTCATACCTTGCCATCCTTGCACTAATTTCGCTAAGTACAGTTTCTCTATCTGCTGCTTTTACAACCAATGTTCCTTCTTCTTTATTTAAGGCTTTAGCTAATTTACCTTCAACGTTTATAATTCCTGTTCTATCACCTGCACCATAGAATGTAACCATGTTTTGTGCTTTAGCTGCTTTTCTTAAATCTTTTTCTGTAAGGCCAAGTTTTAAGTTTAATTCTCTAAAACGAGAATCATTAAAAGTAGCAGCTGCAATTTCATCGTATAGTCTTCTTTTCTGGTTTGTTGGAACTACATTTGATAATTCCGCTAATTGTTTATTTCTTGTGGTTAAAGCAATAATTTGAGCTCCGCTTGAAGAGGCATCTTGTTCAAGAGCTAGTGAGATTCTATAAGCAGATAATTTATCAAGGTTTTTCTTTGTAAAATTACCTTCTAAAAATTCATTAATTCTAGACATTTCCAGGGCAAAACGTAATACCTTGCCTTGTTCCTCGCCATCAACACGCTGTAAAAACTCGTTCTCGAGTACATTACGTATGTCTTGGGGCTTACCTCTGCGCATTGAGTCACCAATTTTTATTAAATCAGCTTTCCAAGTTTCAGCAATTTTCTGACGTCCACTGAAAGAAAGTGAATTATAACGACCTTCGAAAGTATCGCTTAATCCGCCTAAGAACCCACCTATCTGATCTTGAAGATTATTATATTCTTCACGACTAAATAACTTAGATTCTGCTGTATTTAAAAATGGTCTAAAAGTCTCGCCAGATTGTGGGCCAATTAATCCACGTTCATAAATACGAGCTCTGTGGTCTAAGAATGGTGTATTACTAAAAGCAATATCCTTTTCTCTTAACCACTGCATTGCTTTAAGACGCTCATACGCATCTCCACGCTGTACTATATATTCTCTATAATGATTTAAGCTATGGAAATACTGAGCCTTACCTTTATCATCTTCAAAATTAATTAATTTATTTGTAAAGTCATAAAAGTCTTTATCAATTTTATATTGAGTCTTAGCTGACCAATTTAAGGCTTCTGCCATTGTTTTGTCAACAAGTTCTACTGGAAAATCACTAAAACTACTAGTAGAAGTAATAGGAATTCTAGTATCTGTATAGCCCAAAATACCCTTATCAATAAAATATGTTTTATAACCTTCTCTAATTATTAATCTATTCTTTTCTTCTGTGACACTAACACGAAGACCTAAGTCTACTTTACGAGTTAGTTGTGCATATTCTTGAATACGAGGATCTACGATTCTTAAATTAACAGCAAATGTATCATAATATGGGCCAAAGTAATTATTACTTAAGCGACTCTTCATTCTACGTTTCTGAACACCAAAGGTTTCTATTTCATAAATTCCTTTGTCTTTTGCGTCATCTAGTAACTTGACACCTAGTTTCCACCATTCATTACGTGAACCTCTATAGTTAGCCATATTATATAAATCTCTGCCTAATGAGACAGCAAGCTGGTCTCTATCAGGTGAATCTGCTAAAGAAAGTCTGTTAGCAAATCTTAAATAAAAAGCGTTAATATCATCTTTATGTATTCTACTCCTTAATTTAACGGGTATCTTTAATGCAAGAAATCCGCTTAATTCTTTAGCAATCTTAGGAGCAATCTTATCTTCCCATTTATTTTTACTTTCGATATTCTTAATAAATGTATCGTGTAAATCTTGTAGTTGTACTGGGCCTAATACTGGATCAATATAATTATCTAGTTTTAATTTCTTAAGGAGATCTGCATCTTTTCTTAATTGAGTCTCCATATAATCAGAAACATTCATTACATCAAATTTCATCTGTGCTACTGCAACTGCTTTGAAATTAGACCAAGGTTGTAAATCTGTTCTTGCTCGACCAAAAGTAATTCTAAGGTTATCTGCAATTACAGCTCTTTCATTTACACCCATAGAGTTTTCTAGTTTATCTACAAATTGTAAAATAAAGTCTTTATCTCTTTGAAGAAGTTTATCACTTTCTTTTATGAGTCTTAAATTATTTTCAAGAGTTGCTAACGATGGTTGATATAGTCTTGCATCTTCATATCTTCCAGTTATAGGATTGAATATCATATTATCTTCGTTTGGTGGAGTATTTAATACTCTATTCTTAGTTGCTTTCTTTGTATGCAACAAGGAACCACGATAATTAACCAATGATAGATTACCATCTAATTCACCAGCTTGTAATAAGTAATATTCTCGTAAAGCTTTTTGTAATTCTTTATTATCTAGGAAATCATCAGGTCTTGCGGCTCCAAGCTTAATGGTATCCAAACGCTCTTTTGCGATTGCAAATCTGCGTGTATCCCCTTGAATGGCGTAACCCGAATCTGTAAGCTGTCGTAATTCTTTGATTCCGACTGAGTTCCCTGAAGGATTAGTAAACTTATCAAGCGTAAGCTGTCCTGATCTGAATATCTCAAGTTTGTCATAGTCTCCAATATGTCGGAGTTGTACATCTGTTGGCTGTCTTCGTAACCATTCATCATAAGACTCTTTCAATGGAGTTTGACCATCATAAAATTGTATTTGCTTTTGACTTAAATCAGCAAAGTTTCTTTTTCTTATTTGTGCTACATTCTCAAGTTTTGATAAATCCTCCCAAGACTTCACAACAGGTATTGTAGTAGAACGACACCTAAAGTGAGCAGGAGGAAGATGAGAAGTATCACTGATAGGATAAATAGATCCATCACGGTGAGCGCATATTGGAGTAGTTCTTGAATCCAATACTGAAACATATTGCCAACCTTGTAATACTTTCTCATTTGCCTTGTATACTTCATGATCTGTTTGAGCTGTTACACTTGTAATTGCTGTTGTTACTAATGCATTAGATTGATTTCTAGTAATATTAAAAACATTACCTTTTCGAATATCTAGAGCTAATTGAGTTGAAGTTTTACCTTCTGATAGACCTTTTCTAATAACTTGTTCAATTCTTTTTCTTTCACCAACACTGACGCCAGCCCACCCTTGCAACAGAGTTTTATCGTTATATAAAGGGCGAGTTAAAACAATTTCCTCAGCAATTCGTCTTTGTGGTTTAGCTGTACGCCAAATCTTCCCTACACCTGCTTCTAGATTTTGATATGTGTAGGATATTTGATCGGAGACTAAATCTAATAGAGAACGACTGGAGATTGTGTTCACCTCCTTGAAAGTTTTAGTGATTTCGGTATCTAATAAATCAAAGAATTTATTTATACCTTTACCAGAGAGTTGAGCTTCTTGAATTAATTTATCTACTCTGATTGTGTGACCGTCAACGATAAGCTCTACTTTACCATTAACGCGTCTTTCGTAAAGTCTTATCATGGCGCTTCGATCTACACTCTTATCATATATCAGAGTATTTACATTATCAGCCATTTGATTTCCTTAAATTAATTTCGTTTTCGTTTCTTACTAAACATTTGATTTAATGTAGCAAGTGAAATCGGTACATCTTCGAATTGACCATCTTCTACTTCGTTTAAAACATAAACACCGCGCCAATGATTATTAGATTGAATATTTAAATAATCTTCATCATGTTCATAACAAGAACCAGCAATAATAGCTGTCATTGTTTTTCCATCTGCTCTTTTTCCGTAAAATATATCTCGGCCTTGTTGATGCCCTGCAATACAAGACTGATGCAATTTAGCAATAAGTGCGCGAGCAGTGCTGATAGGCCTACCCATAGCACCGCTAATAAAGTAATGACAAAAAGCAACACCTTCAATATTAATAGGCTGCAAGAACGGAACAGTATTCCAACCATTTTCTTCATACTTTAAGTCCTCAAGAGAAATTAAACCTTCTAATTTAGGGTCATTTTGTATTGCCCTGTTTATTCGATTTTCGTGATTTCCATAAAGCATAATTAATTTTGGATTCCACTGTTTACGCCTAATTGCTATTAATCTTAAACGTTCTTTTCTAATAGGATTTAATAATAATTGTTGAGCATCCAATACTGATTGAACGTCTTTTTTATATCTAAGACCTTCCATACTCTTAGAGCCAGGCTTATCGTGTGAACATAGAGATGGCATATCTGCAAAGTCACCTAAATGAATTATATAATCAGCTTTAATCTTAACAGCATATCTTCCAATATCAGATAAGAAATCGTAATTTTCATCAGGTTTTACTTGAGTATCAGGAATAACCAAGATACGTTTAATCATTATAACCCCTTATTGAGACATGTCTTTCAACTTATCTAAATAGTTTTCACCAGAAGAATTTCCAGTGACCATTTCATCCCCATTAATTTCTAACTTACCATCCTCATCATTATAATCAGGGGCAATCATATCATTTTGTTTTAATACCATTAACCAAACTGAACGAGGAATAAGACCATTTTGATACCATTCTGTAACTAACCGTAACCAATCAGCACCTAGTGGAGTTGGGTTAAAGTCTGCTGACAAACTAAATTCAATATCAGAAGAAACTAATTGTAAGTCATATCGCCAATTAAGCATAAATGCAATAATATCAGACATTGTATTACTAATTTTAGTATTCAATGTACCGAGTTGTGCTGTTTGAGAAGCATTACGAATTTCTAAAGCTACACCTGATTGGGCTGATTCTGGGGATAACATACGAATACCCATTTTAGCCATATCTTCTACTGTAGCTGCAATTGCTTTTTCCATATCTTGTAAAGCACCCGTTGGTGTTTCAAGAACTTTAGCATCATCCCCTTGACGTAGTCGTATCCAAGTTCCAAGACCTGAAGATACAATTTTATCAAAGTCTTCATCACTCATATCTGAAATAATAATCGGTGTGTAAGTAGAAGCGCCATATAACAAATGATTACGTCTACTAATTTTATTATATAAACTAATTTCACGATCAATTAATGGTGTAAGTAAAGGTTCTGTAATTTCAATAGAACCATTTAAAGGCCAAGCAGGAATAAAATTTAAACGCTCGCCATTGTACATAATGTCTGTTTTAGTTTCAACTAACTTATATACAGGATGTGCTATATGACTAATTGTTCGTTTTTCAAGAGCATTTTCAGAAATATTTGTGGAGTCTTTACGATATTTACGGATTTGATACATTCCATTTAATATTTCATGTACATAAACAATATCAACAAATTCTGGGTGGAATTCATTTTTAGTAGTATCTTCTTCGTAACTACGAATTACAAGCATAGATAACTGTTGAATACCCTTTTTATCAACAGAGGTTTTCCAATTAATTACAGAAGTTGCTGAAAGTAATAATGGATATGGTTTATATTCTTTATATTCTGCTGCACTTAATTCTTCAGGATTAGGTATTACAGGATAATCTACATAAACCCAAGCACGACTTGTTTGTACTTCTTCCCATAATGCACGATCTAAGAAAGAAGCTAATGGTGCATTATCTTGAGCAAAGGCATCCATAATCCATTGATGTGCTTCCGAAGGAACTTTCTCAGGTAATTTTAATGTTGGCTGTTTACGTAATAATCCGCCTACAAGAGTTTTAGCATATTGAGAAACCATTCCAGGAAACTCTGCTTCAGACTTATAGAAATCAAACTGACGTTGTGTCATTGATGGCGAAAATGGTAACAATAAATTACTGAAGTAAACATTATCAATGGTTTGGTCATAGTTTTTAACATAACGTTCACCACTACAAACCGCTCTACTTCTTGCCCATAAAGGCATAATATCATCAAATGCAGCAATTGGATCTGCAACTGTTTTGATTTGTTGGGCAGCGTTATTTACGGCCATGATTAACCTTTCAATATAATATTAAATTCTTTCACAGTACAAGTAATACGTCTGCCTGATACAGTATTTACTGCATCCACTAAGTCGCTATCGTTATGTGGAGTTAAATACCAGTTTGAAGGAGTATTTTCAGAAGGATGTTGGTTAGCAGGTACTAAATCATTTTGTGTTAAACGACTTAAAACTTCAGCGTGTTGTTTATTAACAGGTTCTTCTGCTTTATATACATCTTTTACAACTAATTCTTCTGTCATAACTGAAATTTCTTCTAGTACTTCAACTGATTCTTCAACTACTTCTTGTGTTGGTGTTTGAATAGTAGGTTTCATGTTATTAGGCATGTTTAGTTTTGGTTGAATTTTATTCATTTAGTAACTCTCTTTTCTTAGGTTTAGATTTGCCAGCCTCGCTTAATGCGATAGCAATTGCTTGTTTAGGGTTAGTAACTATTTCGCCACTTTTACCAGCCATATTAGTTTACCTTTGTATTCAATTGTCGAGCTGCAAACCACCAAAGTACACAAGTAGTAGTAACAAAGATTAGCGCATCAACGAGTCGATAAAATGTTTCTTTAAGAAACAAAGGATCATTCATTACTGATACTGGTATATAAGACCAGATACAGAAAGTAAAGACAGATAACATAATAGCATAATAGAGAGTCAATGCTGGCCTTGTCATTCCTCTGACAAAATCTACAGCAATCATCCATTTACTTGTAGGAGCATTACTATAAGTAGCTTTATCTGCATCATAGCTTTTTGCCATAGCATTATAAGAGCTAACTTCAATTTCTTTAGATGCATTTAATTCAGCTAATACATTAGCATTTTTAGCTTCTAAAGTAATTATAGCAATTTCTTTATCTGTCATTAATAATTCATGTTTATTCTTTTCAATTAATACTGAGAGTGCAGCATCTTCACGTTTCTTTTCTTGGTAAATCTCAAGGCCATGCTTAAACAAAGCCCCAAGCACTCCTAGAAAGCCACCTGAAGTGCCTAATAGTAATTCAAGCATGTTCTCTTACCTCCAATAAAAATGTTTGCTTATCCATTTGTCGTTCAAAAGCTTTTACAGCTAATCGACTATTTAAGATAGCTTTTTGCCCATTTATAATTCCTCTTTTATAGCCAAGTAAAGGACAACCCTTGCTATGAGTTTGATATTCATCAGGATTACCTGCCAGATTTCCACTATGTATTCTTACACCTCCTCTATCTGGTACATTCATAATTTCGTATGTATATACTCTTAATCGTGGGGATAAAGACCATCTTACAGGATAAGTTCCAACAGGTATTCTTGAAATATTATTTTTGTTTTCTTTCCAAGGTAATTCTAGTGTATTGTATATTTTATCAAAGATACGTAGAGTACCAAAACAACCTTGTTCGCTTTCTATTTCTCTTTGTAAAATAAATTTATTCACTAGTATTATCCTTTTTAAGAGTTGGAGAAACAACTTGGGGATCTTTTGTTTTGTTTGGAGCCCAAGCTGGTTTCCTTGCTGCTAATACTTTTGTATTGTTGAATCTAATATTAAAATTATTATTCCACATTTGAATCATTAGTATTGTTTTCACTCTCTTTTAGTTTAATTTGAGTAATTGTTTGCATCTTAACTTTATTAAATACTGGTTCAACTACCTCAAGAGGTAATTTAGCTAGTGCTGATAAAATTAAGTTTATTTCTGGTGCTTCTAAGTCTAATGTCAAAGCCATTTTATTTCCTAATTGATATTACACTATTTAAAATTTAGTCTAGTTGTAGTTCTTCTATTGGTGCTGGCGGTTCTTCTGTTGGTATATCGGTACACTCAAATACATCAGTCCAAACACCATCAACTAGTTGGTATTCTACACTAATTACTATTTTATCTGGTGGAGGTTCACGCCTAATGAATGGAGCAAATCTATCTAATGGTACTACGCCATTCCATTCTGGACACGCCTGTAATAAATTAGATTCTAAGTACGGGTGATTAACCGTTTGTCCATTAATAATTTCAATCCATAAATTTTCCATAATTATAAGTTTCCTGTATTAGTTGAAGGGAAAGCTCTAGTTGGGTAGCCTAAGCCAGGCCATATAATTCTAACCGCTCCGCCACCTCCGTTCCCAGACTTACCTGCTTGCCCATCAGACCCACCACCGCCACCGCCATATGCCCCACCGTTTGCGCTAGAGACGCCGGTGTAGGGAGGAGGATTTCCAGCTGCGCCACCTGACCCACCTGTGCCTGGAAAAGAGGAAGAGCCAGCACCGAGATTATTACCTACGCCACCTGCGCCGTTTGCTCCCTGTCCTAATATGCCTACCCCACCACCACCGCCAGCATTTCCACTAGAACCAGCTGAACCACCGCCACCACCACCACCACCTGAACCTGCGGCTCCATTGACACCTGCGCCAGGGCCTCCACTGTTACCCCCATTTCCGCTATACCCCGCAGCACCACCACCGCCTGTACAGTTAGAAGTACCAGCTCTACCTATACCAGCACCGCCCGTGCCACCACCAGCGCCAACAAACGAACCGCCTACTGAATTGAGTGTAGTATTTGACCTACCGCCAGCTCCGCCAAAACCAGCAACAGTAGCATTGTTAATAAAATAACTCGCTCCTCCAGCGCCAGCTGCACTACCTCCTTTAACTCCGCCTGCTCCGACAACAACTGTGTAGCTTGTTCCTGGAACTACCGAAATATTGTTTTTCCAGCCTAGCCCGCCGCCACCACCACCACATGCCCCTGAGTTGTTGTTACCACCACCACCGCCTCCTCCAACACAGACAACACTGACAGCTGTAACCCCTGTTGGGCATGCCCACGAAAAGGTACCTGCAGTGATATATTGTTGTTGGCCTGCAGGGATACCATTACTTTTACCCCAAAAATTAGTAGGCATTGTAATTGCGCCACTAGCTACACCTGCAAGGGTTCTTACTGCGGTATCATTAAGGCTAATTTGCGTTGCTGTACCCAACCCAAGCTCAACCGCAATAGATTGACCTGCGGTTGTACCAGCAAGGCTAATTGCGCCTGATGAATTAAGTGCCATGATTATGCTCCTATATGTCTAGGTTGTGTAGCTTCAAGACGATCTACTTTCGCTTTTAGTTCTTTAACTAATTCTTTTAGTGCAACAAGTTCTTTGGCTAGTTCAACCGCTGAGGTTAAAGCAGCGTTACCGTATGCAACAGACAAGAACCCATCTTCACCTTCTAGTACAACTTCTGGAAGTAGTTTTTGTAATGATTGAGCTGATACCCCTGCTTGGGTTATTTCTTCGTCTATACGGTCGTAAATACCAGACTTTACTTCAGCTAATTTCTCTACAAAATTATCTGCTACTGGACGCCAATTCTTCTTTTTACGCTCATCTGAATATGCGGTGACGTTAGCGATAGCAGTGAAATTGCCTGAGCCATCCCATTGAACTAACCAATTACTATCAGCCTTATTAAATATTCCACCAAATCCATCAGATGAACGGGCCATTATTGTATTGCAGTTTACTCCCGTGCTGTCTCTAAGGTTTATACCAGACCAGCCGCCCTTTATACCATTAATGGATACTGCTCCATATGTTGCAGCTGAACCAGGCCCTGAAATCGTTGTTCCACCGAGAGCTAAATTGCCTGCAAATCTTGCTGAACCATCAACGGAACTTATCTCGGCTACTATAGTGGGGGTTACTTGGTTTGCGGTACCTGATTCAAAAGTCCATCCATACCCAGCAGAATTTTCAATAAAACTTCTTTGTCCCCAAGATGTAACAAGCGTACCTGTTGGAGCTGTAATATTTGCATACGGACCACATCCAGTAGCTGCTGCCGGAGACATATACTGGGTCCAAGCAGAATACGTATTGCTATACCAACCAATCCCCGTTGCTGCGCCTGAACTTCTGTTTACCAGTGTTTTTGGAGAAGTAAGAACACCACTAAATGAACCTGTGGTAGCCGCTACCGTTCCGCCTGATTGGTTTGTAGCTGTTGTAGCAGTTGCCGCGTTGCCTGTGCATGAACCTGATGAGCCTGTCGTGTTTTGATTTAGAGTTGGAATGTCTGCTGCAACTAGGGCTCTAAATGTTGGTGTACCTGCTGCTCCATTTGGTGCTGCAAATACTGTATTAGCTGTTTGAGAAGCTAATGTTGCAGTTAATGTACCAGTAGTTGTTACAGGAGATACAGTTACCGTAAATATAGAAGGTAATGATAATCCAACAGATGTTGCTGTACCTGTACCATAAGTTGCAGTATCAAGTGTCCAAGTATTTGCAGCTGTCTTTTTCAAGAATCCGCTTGTACCTGCAAGAGCTCCAATTGCTGTTAAATCAGCATCAAGCCCTTGATAAGTAGTAGCGGCTGTAGCAGAAGTTAAATAGCTACTCAAAGCTGAACTTAAAACATAAGTGTTAGTATCTAATGCCCATGTGTTTGCTGCGGTTTTGGTTAAGAAGCCTGTTGTTCCAGCTAAACCTGCAATACTTGTAAGATCACCAGCTAAAGGTTGATAAGTAGTTCCAGCAGCAGTTGTAGTCAAATATGTAGACGTATCTAATGACCATGTATTAGCTGCAGTTTTCTTTAATAACCCCGATGTTCCAGCAATAGCTGCAATAGCATCTAAATCTGCATCCCATGCTTGAGTTGTTGTTCCAACACCAAGAGAAGTAAGATATGTATTAGTATCTAAAGTCCAACTATTAGCAGCAGTCTTTTTCAATAAACCTGAAGTTCCAGCTAATCCTGCAATGCTTGTAAGATCAGCATCCAAAGGCTGGTAAGTTGTACCTGCAGTAGTTTGAGTTAAATAAGTAGAACTTGCACTTGCAGTGGTTAAATAGCTAGACAAGTCTGAAGATAATGCGTATGTATTAGTATCTAATGACCATGTATTTGCAGCCGTTTTCTTAAGTAATCCGATTGTGCCTGCTAAACCAGCTATTGAAGTTAAATCTTCATCAAGAGGTTGATAGGTTGTACCTGCAGCAGTTTGAGTTAAATAAGTTGAACTTGCATTTGCAGTTGTAAGATAACTAGATAATGCACTATTTAAAGCATATGTATTAGTGTCTAATGACCATGTATTTGCAGCTGTTTTAATTAAGAACCCAGTTGTGCCAGCTAATTCAGCTATAGATGTCAAATCGCTATCTAATGGTTGATAAGTAGTTCCAGCGTTAGTTTGAGTTAAATATGTACTACTTGCGGTTGCAGTCGTAAGATATGATGATAATTCGCTATTTAAAGCGTATGTATTAGTATCAAGTGCCCAAGTATTTGCAGCAGTCTTTTTAAGCAATCCAGAAGTTCCTGAAAGAGCTGCGATTGCAGTTAGATCAGCATCTAAAGATTGATAAGTAGTTCCAGCATTTGTAATAGTCAAATAATCAGATAATGTACTGTTTAAAGCATATACATTAGTATCTAAAGACCAAGTATTAGTTGCTGTCTTTTTAAGTAAACCAGAAGTTCCACTTAAAGCTGCAATTGCGGCTAAGTCAGCATCGTAACCTTGAACGCTTGTACCAATATCTCCAGTATAAACACCATTAGTTACTGTATTTGCATTGCCAATTAAATTACCATAAAAGTTATTTGCTTGAAAGTCAGATAAAGTAAAGCTAACATCTGTTGTATCAATATAAACTCCAGGTTCAGGAATATACCCGTGAAATACTTTCCAATGACCATCTGTAGCATCTCTGAAAACACCTGCATGACCATACGTACCATTATTATAATTACCAACGATACCTATATCTGGATTAGAAACAGGTGAGCCTTCGTTTAAATATATTAAATTATCTGAGATAGCAAGATCTGTTGCATTTAAAGTAGTAAGTGTTCCAGCAACAGTAAAGTCACCATCAATTTGTAAATTACCGCCTACTTTAGCATTACCGCCTACAAATAACTTTTTAGCAATACCAACACCCCCTGCCATTTTAACAGGGGCATTTGTAGCACTTATGGCTTCAGTTGTATCCAAAAAGGCTACAGAATCACTGAATGATTTACCAGATAAAGTTTGTGTATCAGTAGTACCAACAACAGCACCAGAAGGGCCAGCAATATTTTTCCATAAACCTGAAGCACTGTCATACTGCAACATATCATTATCAGCTTTAAGCGTAATAAGTACATCATGCATTTCATCAAGTTCATAACCATTTTGAGGCTTAACATAAATAATACCATTACCACTATTATTTCTTGCAACAACACCAATAAATACTAAATGTTGAGGAGCAATAGCTTTTACGTTAGTAAATTGACCAGGAGTAGAACTTAACCATAGTATATCACCTTCTGCATAAGCAGAAAGATTAATATGATAAAGATAACCTTGAGTGACTACAATACCTGTTCCATTTGAAACAATATCTGATTTAACAATACCTAAAGTTTTAGATGAAGTTGCGTCACTAGTGTTATATGCTCTTTTAACAGAAACTTTATCACCCTGTGCACCAAAGATATAAACAACGGTGCCTTTTGTAATTGTTGTTGTTTCAGCATTAAAGACAGTAATTTCTAATTCTTCATGTTGATGTGAAATTGTTGGAACTAAGACACCTATATCTGCTTCATTTAAAATTGTAGCATCATAAGCTTGTACAGTTACCCCAATATCCGCATCTTTAAGAATAGTAGCATCAGCTGGTTCATATACACCACTATGGTTATGCGTTGTACTTGCAAAAGCGTCTGAGTTAACAGTTAAAACACCTGTAACTGGATCAATCGTTACATTTGAACCTTTCTTAATTGCACCAAGCACTGTTGCGCTTGCAATAGGTAAATTAGTCACAGCTCCAGGAACACCTTGTATACCTTGAATACCCTGATCTCCTTGGATACCTTGAATACCTTGTTCGCCTTGTGGCCCAATTAATGAAATACCAGAAGGCCATGAGCCTGTTACTTTAGGGCCAAAGATATATTCAGTAGAAGTATTGATATAAAAGTCACCATCAACCCCTTCTGTTGTAGGGTTAACTGAACCGCTTAACACTGCATAACCTCTTACACCTTGTAAGCCAGTATCTCCTTTTGCGCCAGTGTCACCTTTAATACCTTGAATGCCTTGTAAGCCTTGTTCCCCTTGAGGACCAATATTGCCTTGAATACCTTGAATACCTTGAGGGCCAACAAGATTAAAAGCTAAAGCCCATCCACCAAATACTTTTGGGCCAAATAAATCATGTGTTGTTAAGTTGATGTAAAAATCACCATCAGAACCAACAGGGCTAGTAGGCTCGCCATTACCTGAAAGTATAGAATATCCTCGAAGTCCTTGCGCACCAGTAATGCCTTGGATACCTTGAATACCTTGTTCGCCTTGTGGCCCTATTAATGAAACACCAGTTCCCCAGCCCGTAATAGTTTTTGGACCAAATAAAGTATCTGTTGTAATATTAATATAAAAGTCATCAATACGGCCTTCACTTGTTGGATCAGTATTTCCATGTAAAATAGAAACACCAACTTCGCCTTGAAGACCTTGAATGCCCTGAACACCTTGAGTTCCTTGAACACCTTGAATACCTTGAGCTCCAGCTGGGCCAGTTTCACCTATTAATCCTTGAATACCCTGAGAACCAGTATCACCTTTAATACCTTGTATACCTTGAATACCCTGAAGACCTTGATCTCCCTTCGCACCGTCAGTTCCATTTGTGCCAGATAAGCCTTGAATACCTTGAATACCCTGAAGACCTTGAATGCCCTGATTTCCTTGTGGGCCAGTTTCACCTTGAATACCTTGAGTACCAATTGTTTCAATATAATAATTTAAATCCCAACCACTTGATATTTTAGGGCCATAAAGATAACCAGTTTCTTTATCAAGATAAAAGTCGCCAATAACTCCTTGTGTTGTAGGAGGAGTATCCCCACTTAAAACTGTATTTCCTGTTGGCCCTTGAATGCCTTGAATACCTTGGGGCCCTTGTTGGCCTTCAGAGATAATTGCAGTAACAGGAGATTCATTAATTAGGTTAGTACTATTATCTTCATTAACTAAAGTTACACAACAAGATTCAATAGCCATTATCGTGTCACCTCTAGAGTATTTTTAACTGTACCTTCTACAATACGAGTTACTTCGGTTGAAAGGTTTATAAGTTCAATATCATATACAGCTTTTGTCCATGCATAAGCAGTTGTAGCTGTATGTGAAATAAATAAATCAATTGTTCCTAATGCACCACCAAGGATAATACCGCCATTTTCCGTAGTCAGACTTGCTAATACAGTGGCATCTGATACAGAAGATCTAATCTGCATACGGGCTGTATATCCTGTGATATCAATAGCTTTCTTACGGCTATCAGTCCATTTAAAACGATGTTTGAAAGTAGAGCCTTGGTTTACTACTAAGTTTACTTTTGGAGTATCACTCATTTGTTTTCCTTTAAGTAAAGACCTAGCCACAAAGCTTAAGTCTTAATCGTTGTTATTTTCGTCTTCCATATCATCCTCTACAATAGGCTCCCAATCGTCACAAGTACGGAGAGCAGAACAAGTAATATTAAATCTAGTGCAAACTGCAGAAGGCATACCATCAATGTCAGCCCATTTAGGTGTAACAGGTAAGCCAGAAGCTTTTAATTTTCCACCAGCACCTTTTGAAATACATTGTATATTTTCTTCACTGTTATCATAATGTTCACAATTCATACACAATCGTGTACGTGCTTCGCCATCCATTACTTGCCACTTATCAGCCTTAGCTTTCCAAAATGGATTACTAGGTTCTCGTGGATCAGCTGGGCCTAAATTAGCCAAGTTAATACATACCATGTGATTAGCAATATTAACATTTGGATATACCGTAGGCAAGGGACACAAATCTTTAGCCATAATATTTCCTTAAAAATTAAAACCTCGTGAGGTTCTTTTGTTACCAACATTAATTGGGAATAAGTACGATACAGAATAACGAATATTATCAGAGAAGTGTTCTACACCTTGAGTTTTATCGATTGTTGCTATATCAGGATTCTTGTCAGTCCATATAGTGCGTTCTAAAGATGTAATAGTTCCTTCACAACGAGGATGTATAAAGAGATTTACTTCTCCAGCAGCTGTCTTTAACATACGATTAACACATTGAGCACTATCTACTAACGATGGAGCCTTATTAGGTGCTCTAGTAGTTATTCCATATTGCTCTAATATTGAAAAGTCTGTAACACCGACTGCAGCTGAAGTCTTTCTAGATCTTCCTGAAGGATCTGGGTAAGCATATACCCTATGACCTTTATCAATATATTTAGCTTTAATTGTTTTAGCTAATGTATCTGTGTCAGGATGCCCTTTAAACTCATCTATGTAATGTACTTGATTTCCTCTGACAGCAAAGACTGAAGAAGCTTGTATACCAACGTTAAAGTCAATACCAATATGAACATCTTCATTTTCTGTAAAGTCTGGGATATCTGTTCGAATATGTGTAACCCTATCAAAACAATAAAACACAGAATTACCTGATTCTTTAAAGCTTGCAAGGTATTCTCTACCAAACTCTAAAGGATCAATTGTGTGTCTAATTCTTTCTATCTCATCTGGATCTAGATATGGTGATTGTGTGTAGTCATAAGCATATGAATTCCACCTATCATCTTTCTCTTTAAAGTTAACCATATCATAGAAGTAATCATAACCCTTAGGGGTACTAATGATTAATGCTCTACCAGCACTTGGAGCACCAAAAGCTTTAGCTCGTCTAGGTGACCATCGAGTAGCAATACAAGGTTGAATAACACCTTCCCATGCTGATTGTAATCCAATACCTTTAGTCCAATCACGGACTTCATCACATACAACAAAATACGCACCCATACCACGCATACGCTCTACTGCTTCATAAGAAAGCAATCTTAGTTCTACGTCTTTAGGAAACCATAATCTACCTAAGTCACGACTATGTTTTGTTGTGTATTGATCAAGCCCTAATTCATACATTAGCAAAGGAAAATAAATATCCGTTACTTGAGTATAAGTAGGAGCAATAATATAGACGTTCTTATTAGGAACACCTTTTGGTAATTGTAATAATTCAAATACTGCATTAGCTGCCGCAACAGCTGCAAAGTAACTTTTACCCCATCCACGAGAAGCTACTACTGCTGAAAATCTATTCTTTTTAGTCACAAATAAATCTTCAAATACTTCTGATTGTCCTGGATGTAAGTTGATTTCACTCATAATTTTCTTTTAATGTAATAGAATTGATGCATCATAAATAATACATGGATTTATTTCTCGTTCATTCATATCAACCATTTCAATTTGAAATCTTTTGCACGCATCTTTTAAGAATTCATAACCAACTTGCTTTTTATAATCCCCAACTAACCATACAACCGTATCTAAACGATTATAACCATTTAAAGCCCCAAATTTTTCTGGAGCTAATAAATCAAAAGACAAAAGGAATTTTTCTAAAAAGAACTCATTGGCAAGATCCATACATATCTCAAAATCTGCTCCGAAAATTAAGACATCTCTTTCTTCTAAGCGAAATGCCATAATTATCCTCTTGAGGAATTTGCTTCAATCGAGTCTTCGTCATATTCATTATCTGCCATATCTACAAATTCTGCATCTTCGTAGTTTGTAGTAGGAAGGTAAGTATCACCTTTCTTAGATAAATTAATAACGACTGGTTTAATAACTTTTTCTTGAGTATCTTCTGTTTCAGGAACACGAGAATACCCATAACGCATTAAATCATTAATTAACTTTTGCTGAGTAGCAAGTAGTTGTGCATAAGCGACCATAGAGAACTTTTCTCTTAGTGTGCCATTACTGTAATGTTTAATTTTATATAATTCTTTGTCTATATCTTTAGACAGTTTTACCATTTGCTCCATAGGATCAAAACCTAATTGAGCTAAACGTCTAATGCCATCTTTACTATATGTATTCAGTTGACCTTTCATACGGCCACCCCGATATACTGGCATTTTCTTTTCTACTACAGATTTATCATTATCTGTCATAATAAATTCTTTCCTTTACAAATAGTTTTATTAACCCTATAAAATCAATCAGTTAGACCTCCCAAAATACCTCTCCAAAAACCTAGAAAAAGACTATCTAGTTTCTTAAGTTTTTAGTATAGTTTTATAATTAAATATTATTAATATTAAATAATATATTAACTATTTACTACTATTAACTTATAATTAATAATTATATTAAATATTTATTATATTATTATTATATTAATATTATTATAATATATTAACTATACATATAGTTGTGTATACCCTTTAGGGATATTACAGGGGGGAACAGCAAAGGGTTAATTTAACGGGCTACAAAATGATGCGGCACATCGAAAGTTGAATTGTACTTTTTGAAAGTAAATTTTTAAAATTAAATTTTTGATTTGCATTTTTTAGATTCATATCTTTAATTTAACAGGGTTACACAAAGCCATATAGTATATATAAAAAAAAAAAAAAAAAAAAAAGAAACCCCTACAAATATTCTTAAGATAACCCATAGAGGGCTAAATTAAGAATATTTGTAGGGGTTTCTTTAGTTTATTTTTTAACTTTTGTTGAACGAGCTCTCTCCAATAATACCCAATGTTTATTCAGGTGACTAATAGAGTCTCCGCTATCAAGAACATATTGCACATTCTTTTGACGGATTGTTTCTAATGTGTAATTGAACTCATCTTCACTCATTAAATAAATGGAATGATGGCGTATCATATACAAAGCCATTTCTGCACTTATTCTGATTGCTCTTAGTTCATGACGCATTAAAGCTTGTTGGGTATATAATGGAATTATAGCACGAGTCTTTTTCATTATTAATCCCAATCGTTACGTTTAGCTAATACTGAAAGAATAATACCGATTATAGCTATAACTGGTAAAATAAAAAGATAAATTAAGTTTGAATCAAAGTCCATTTTGTTGCTCCTCTTGGATTAATTTAAATACTATAAAAGTACAAGACATGTTAATGCTGATAATATTAGAAAAAGTTCTAATGTCATTTTTCAGTTACTTCAAATTTATAATCTAATTCTCGTACTTCACTCTTTCCTGCAATATAAGAAAATGCGCCTGTAGTAAGCACAACAATAAGAGAATCTCCTCTTTCTTTTATTTCTGATAACATTTTACTATTTTTAACAAACCCTACAGGTGTTACTTTTATAATAGTAGTTCCATTATAATCTACTGGAATTCCATAAGGTATATCTTTTATACATATTGTATCACTGCGAGTATTACTTCTATTTATTTCCATTTTATTACTCCTCTTGGGTTAAAGATCTGCTGTAAAAACACAACTGCCTTTTTCTTCTAAACATTCTAAAATCTTTTGTCCTAATTCTAAACGAGCAT